AGGAGGTATTGGTTTATATCAAACATCAACAATACAATCTGCAACCACATCTAACTTTGTGGTGCAAGGTGCTTATATCCAAGGATACGGGTCACAACAAATTCAGAACTACTTGAACACCGAAAAAATAATGATGTTGAATACCACAAACTCAACCTTATATGAAACACCTGGTTTTGACCCCAACAACATACCAAGGTCTATGAGAGTTAGTCCGTGGTCATTGGTGGTTAGAAATGATAATAACCCTACTCAGTATTTTGTAGTACCTTCGTTTGGATCAAATGTCAATCAAACAAAAGTGGAAGCTTTCAAAAACGGAGAAATGAAAGTTGAATTATCAAATAATCCCGCTATGTTCAATGGATCAGTAAGATTATTTTGGAATGTACCTCAATATGGTTGGTATGATAATTCTAAATTAGTTAAAAATAATCCCGACACATATCTGAAAAAAATAATTTTCGATAAAAGTGATCAACAAAACTTTTCAATAAATGGTAATATAAGTGAATATAGTAACTTTGAAGAATTATTTACAACATTCGAAATAGAATTGTTAGATAAATTTGAATCTGAGTTTTTAAATTTCAGCCGCTCAATCTACGACTATGTTGATACATTACCAAATTTTTTAATAAAAGACGAATCAATATCAGGATCTCAACAACAATTATCTCAGGAAAGCGATTCAGAAAGAAGTTACAAAAATTTCCAATATTTGATGAGATCTTTATTGTCTATTAACAAACCTAATGGAACCTCACCAGAAACAAAATTACAGGACATAATAACACAACAAAATCAAAAGTTCCAACTTATTTTGGGGGAATTTTTGAATTATAATGTTGCATTCAGATTAGGTAACCCAACATCATTTGATAAAAGGTTGTTTACTACTTTTTCTACAAGATATATTGAAGACCCAATTATTTACGGACCTTACCAACAAAATAATCTACCTCCACAAGTTACATTAGCACAATCTATACAACAAAATCCCGATGTGTGGAAGGCTTTAGAATATTATGTGGGATCCTCAACTATACCGCAACTTCAATACAAGAATAGTGGATCGTACATAACAGACTTCTTCATACAAATGAATGTCGGATTCAATGAAAAAAATGTTGAAGATTTTGCACCAATAATCAAAATTTATGCAACACAGAAACTACTTAATAATAATTTGAACTTAACAAGTTTTTATAAGTTGATGGATAATTACTTGATAGAATCAGAAGCGTATATCGGAAATGTTTTAAACACCATGCTTACTGTGGTTAGAAAAGAACTCCCTAATGTTTTTATAAGTGATGATGAGTCCTCAAATAGAGCACAATTAGAAGCTGGTTTTACAGAACAGACAAGAACCGAGTTATGGGAAACTTTTAAAGCTTTAAATGACACTTGGATTGCTGGATACGACTTCCAAAACAAAACATTGTTCGAAGATGTGATGTTAGTAGACAGGGCCAGTAGAAATGTCGGAGATAAAGTTTTAGTTGACATATATTCAATTATTAATTTATTGGAAGACGGTGAAACAGAAAAGAATAAAGGATCAAATTCATATAAAAATACACTGTTGGATATGATCACAACAATACTTGTGACAAACAACTTCCAACACTTTATGTTACCTTCTTATGTTAACTTTTATAATGTTCAGGACGCATCAAAAAATCCTACACCCAGACCTGACGGAACTTTGGAAGTTGGAAATATGATGTTTGGAACATTCTTGAATGTGGATTATAGACAAAGTTCACCAAAATTTTTGTGTTACTATGTAAGTAAACCAAGTGAACACTTGAACATGAATGATAACATAGATTATAGATTTCGTGATGACGCATTTGATCTAAGACGGGCAAGTGACAATCCACTCGTAGAAAATTTAGCAAACAAAAATGATTGGGATAAATCAAACAAGATAATTGGATTTAATGTGGATATCACTAAAGAAACGCAACAGTTGTTTACCTCGTTCAGTGTGGCACAAGATCCTGGTAAACCCACTACAGAATCACTAGCGGTTTTGGATCAGATGGCAAACATTCAAAAAAATTATAGATCAAGTACTCAAAATGTATCACTATATAATTTATATAAAAATAGAAGTTATAGTTGTTCAGTTGATATGATGGGATGTGCATTGATACAACCTTTGATGTATTTTAATATAAGAAATATCCCAATGTTCTCGGGGCCATATATGATTACAAAAGTAACTCACGATGTGTCTGAAGGTAATTTTAAAACATCGTTTGAAGGTGTAAGACAACCATTCTATAGTTTACCTACAGTTGACAATTTTTTACAGACATTGAACGCCAAATTAGTATCACAATTACAAAGTAAAGTAAGAGAAAGAGAGATAGAAACAAGGGCTAAATCTGAAAATATCAAAATACAAGCGTCAAATACAATTGCTAACTTGGATAGTGAAGATACATTGACTAAAAATCAAGATTGTGCAACTCAAATAAATCCGAGGTATCAAAATTTCACGGTAACAGAAGCACCAACAACAACATCCTATTCAACACAAGAACTTAAATCAACTATTACAACGGTTCTTACAGAGTCAGGTTACAACCCTACAGGACAAACATTTTCAAGATTGGCTAGTTATATTTTTACATTTATATATGTCGACTCAGGAAATGATAATGGTTCAGGAATTAAGTCCTATGAAAATAATTTCAGTACGATTGATCTTACACAAGTATATGGTGACAAATTTTTTGAAGTTATAACTAGAAAATATTACTGTGTGTCGAGGGGATCAAATCCTAATTTACCTGTTGTGTCATTCAGATCACTGAAAGACTTTGTGAAATTTGTTTTGTTCTCAGTTAGAAATTTGGAAGCTAACTTTTTACAAAATTTTGGAGAGTTCCAACAACTTACAGATATTGAAGCAGTTGCATACACACTGGCAAAACTTTATGTTTTGTATTACCCTGTGAATCAAAATCCAAATGTTTACACTCAAATTACCGAGGACAAAAATCAAATAGACAAATTGAGAGTTGAGTTTGTTAAAGCGTACAAGTTGTATGGAGTAACTTTCCTACAATCATGATATTTATAAATAAACAAAATTATGAACACTAAACTATTATTAGATAATTACTTAGGTAAAAACACCAAAGTGTCCGAAAAAGACATGGGTGACGGTACCAAACAAGTATGCGATTTAGATACTGGAGATTGTTACACAGTTAGAATGAAAGATGGTCTAATTGAAAGAGTTGACAACACTATGAAAAAATTCAAAAAAATACAGGTAGAAACCAATCAAGGTATAAAAACATTATTGAACGGATAGAAATGAAATTAGACGAAAAAATACTTTTAGAGATTGCTAGATATAATTCTATCAACAAATATATCACTGAACAGGATGACCCAGCATTAGATATACCACCTCCACCGGCAGGTGATGAAGGTGCGGTACCTCCACCACCAGGAGGGGCACCTGGAGCTCCTGCAGCACCCGCAACACCAACACCACCAACACCACCTGCGACTGCAGAACCTGTTGATGTCAATCAAGATCCTGATGTTGAAGAATTAGGTGGGGAAGGTGCCGGAGAAGATGCCGAAACAGAAGAATTAGATATCACAGACTTGGTAGACAGTCAAAAAACCATGGCTGACAAACAAGAAGAATACTTTGAAAATTTATTTAACCAAATTAAAAATATGGAGGAAAAACTAGCCGAAATGGATAGTCTAGTTCAAAAAATAGATGTTTTGGACGCAAAAGTTGAAAGATACAGACCTAAAACAGCTCAAGAAAAATTAGAACTTAGAAGTTTGGATTCAGGACCATTTAAACAAAACTTGGCAGACTTTTTCAAAGACAAAGAGGTAGAAATGGAAAAAACAGGTAAGAATGAATATGTTCTTACAAAAGACGAAGTAGAAAATTACAGCCCATCTGAAATAGAAAAAACATTTAACGAACCTATGGAAGATGAAGATGATTTACTACTTAACAGATATAATTCATAATTTTTAAGGTCGATAAAATCGACCTTAATTTTTTTTTGGCGACACTATTTGACTAATACTTTTAATACAATTATAATTCTAACACATAAACTTTAAATTTTTAATTACACATGGCGACAAATTCATTAGACGCAGTACTAGCACAGTACGAGAAATCACAAAGTAGTTCAAACACTACATCAAAAATGTCTTCTGAAGACCGAATGAAAAAGTATTTCGCGGCACTTCTCAAAGACAATGAAAAACAAGGACAAAGAAAAATCCGTATTTTACCTACAACTGACGGATCTTCACCATTCAAAGAAGTATGGTTTCATGAAATTCAAGTTGATGGTAAATGGCAAAAATTTTACGACCCTTCGAAAAACGATAATGAAAGATCACCGTTGAACGAGGTTTACGAAGAACTAATGTCTACAGGTAAAGAATCCGATAAAGAACTTGCAAAACAATACAAAGCTCGAAAGTTTTATATTGTTAAAGTTATTGACCGTGACAATGAACAAGACGGAGTTAAATTTTGGCGTTTCAAACACAATTACAAACAAGAAGGTATTCTTGATAAAATTATTCCTATATGGAAAGCTAAAGGTGACATTACCGATCCTGACAATGGTCGTGACTTAATTTTGGAATTAACAAAGGCAAAAACTCCAAAAGGTGCGACTTACACAGTAATACAAACTGTAATGTACGATGATCCATCACCAATTTCAAAAGACGAAAGTCAAATGTCTGAATGGGTTGGAGATGAAATGACATGGGAAGATGTTTATTCTAAAAAACCTGTTGAATATTTGGAAGCAATCGCAAGGGGAGAAACACCAAGATGGGATTCCGAAAAAGGTGGCTATGTTTATTCCAACGACGAAACTTCTGAAGTTTCTATGGGAGGATCAAAATCAGTGTCGATTACCGAGATTGAAGACCCTCAGGCGAATAACGAAGTTGATGAAGATTTACCATTTTAATTTTTAAAAAAAAAGTATAACGGGAGCAGTTTATTGTTCCCGTTTTTTTGTCTATATTTTTAAAAAAACAAATTATGAAACCTTTCATTGCTGAAAAATTAAAAGAAGCCCTTGTTAAAAAGTACGAGGCAGAAATCGCAGATGCTGAAGCAAGACTTTATGTTTATTTTACCAATCCTGTTGGTATTGGGGAACACCCACAACACACGGAGGAAATGGATAATTTAGTCGGGCAACTAACAGATGCTAAAGATAAATTAGAAACAATTACAAACTTCAAAATATACGAACTATAATGGCACTCAAAAAAAACGACTTTAGTTCAATCAAAAAAAAGTTCTCCACGGACGCAAAATACAAACCACAGAGATTTTTTGATCTTGGGTCCGAATTTCTTGATGCGGTTGGACTACCTGGTCCTGCAATTGGACATTTAAACATGTTACTTGGTCACTCTGACACAGGAAAAACAACGGCACTTATTAAAACTGCGGTTGATGCTCAGAAAAAAGGGATCCTTCCTGTTTTTATTATTACAGAACAAAAGTGGTCTTTTGAACACTCTAAACTTATGGGTCTTGAATGCGAAGAAGTTGTAGATGAAGAAACAGGAGAATTAACATGGGACGGATTCTTCCTCTTCAATAATAATTTTGACTACATCGAACAAATTACAGAATACATCAATGACTTATTAGATGCTCAAGAAAAAGGTGAATTAGATTATTCTCTTTGTATTATGTGGGATTCGGTAGGATCGGTTCCTTGTAAGATGACCTACGAGGGTAAAGGAGGTAAACAACACAATGCAAGTGTTTTGGCCGACAAAATTGGTATGGGTATTAACCAAAGAATTTCGGGATCTCGTAAAGCAGATTCTAAATACGAAAATACCCTAATCATTGTTAACCAACCTTGGGTAGAATTACCTGACAATCCATTTGGTCAACCTAAGATCAAAGCAAAAGGTGGTGAAGCAATTTGGTTAAACTCTTCTTTGGTATTCTTATTTGGTAATCAAA